TATCATGGAGTTATCCCCAGTGGTGTAGTAATAAACGATTCCCCTAACGTCCGGGAATGCATTTCTGATTTCAGTTTCAGTTAATATTTTATTTCCTGCTTCGTCTGTTGATGGCTGCACGGACAAATGCAATTCTCCATTAGTGAACAATTCCGCCGTTGCTAAATAAGGATAGTTTCTGGTATAAGATTGGCCCTGATCCAAAAATCGATAATCATCTAGAGCGTCTTTATCATCACTGCCTAAAAGTTCGGCTCCTACATCATATTGAGCAAACACTACACCACTAGGTATTCCAAGAGTGCAAGAAATAAAGTCATAACCGTCTTTATTAGAGTACTTGTTGGAAGTGCCTTCTCCGCGAATTGTGTTATTCCAAATTTTATTATTGGGAGAACTTGTGTTGCCATAGGTATCGTGAGCTTCTATGACAATGTCAAATTCACGCAAAGGATAATTATTGGGGGAATTTCTAAAAATTATACCTGTGGTATCTTCTCGGAACCACGCTGTCTCATCAAGGCTTGAAGTTATTTCTCCATCCGCTTTGTATTTCTGCACGTCTGGGTTACCAGCAAGACTAGAAATCACATGTGGGTTGTTGTAATCAAGAATAAAGTCAAATGCAGCCCCATTTTTATTTTCGTTATAGCCCGTTATCTCTACAAAGATATTAGATGAGGGTATCTCGTTGTTTTTTAAAGTTTCTTGTCCTGCTCTACTACAAATGGTTATACGAAAATCTTGAGCTTCAACAATATTTAACGGCTTATTAAAGTCGTCATAAAAATCTATAGCCGCGTTAGCAGTCCAAGTGTAAGTGGGCTGAGTAGAATTTATCGGATTTAATCTACTGTCGTCTCGGGTTCCTATTAAATCTGAAGAGGTTAGATTTTTTATTTGCATTCCTTCCACGAGGTTAAAACTGTCGCTCGTAGGAATAATATTGTTTATAATGGCCTTGTTGTTTTGAAATGCGGCAGGGACATTGTTTTCGTAGGTGGATTTTAAGATTAACCCCACCATGGCTTCAGTAGATCTGGTAAAATTATTAAAAGCAAAAACGGCGAACCAATAATTAGTATCTTTTGTTAGCATCTTCTCAAGAAAGAAATAATGCGAGTTGCCATTTCCAGCGGACCACGCAAATCCTCCTTCGTCAGCTTTTTTCGTAAAGTCTCCATCTATTGTGTAAAGAGCGTATCTTCGATAAAGATTAATGTAATCGTCATCTGAAACTTCATGGTAAATCGTACCTACATAGTCGTCGGTAGTTGATGGGTCGGTTTTTGCGACTTTAAATAGATTTACGTTTGTAGGATCCAAGTTGCTATCTCCAAAACCGTTACCTAAAACGTCTTGGTCCATAACGCAAACTTGGTAGCTCATGCGGTTTTTTACCGTGTACTGCTCTTGGGTTTGGATAGAGTATTCCTCTGTAGAACCTTGAACAAGGGCACTTTTCAATTGTGTTGAAGCTTGAGGTACTCGAATTTCAAATGTGGAATATTTTTTATATTTTGGCGTTTCATTCACGTCGCCGTAGTTTTCGCCTCTTTCATTAGGGTTACCAAGAAGTATATTGCCAAAACCTCCTACTCCTTTTGTATCTGGGTCCGGCGCAGTATAGTTAACATAAGGAAATTTTGGTCTTTCATCTATAGTGACAGTCTGGAAAGAAAGTTTATCCTCAACGTTGTCATATTTACCAGTAGAGTAAGCTAAGGCGGCGATGGCGTAGCTGGTAGAGTCGTCGTTTTCCGTGACATTAATTATCCTGTAGTTAGAAAAATTGCCACTTACATATTCGTCGCTGGTCGATTTATTATTTTCGGCGCTCCATACAAGATTAGATCCAGAGAAGCATCCGCCAGAGTAACTTGTAACGGTGGATCCGTTTACGTAATTGTTGGTATATCCCGTTATGACATAGTTATCAAAATCTAATTGGTTTCCCGTTCCAATGGGGGTATTGTCATCCAACATAAGCCCAGTATGAAAATAAATTTGAGTGGCTATTCCGCTTCCTCCTTCTTCATAATCTGAGTTATAGTATCCCGAGACAGTTTGGGTATGCGCCCCGAGGAAATATAAATCTTGAATGCTTGTGCGCCTTACTTCTTCATCAGAACTTAAGTCGGTTATTCCCGTGGATTGATAGTTATAAGTTGGTGTCAGTAGGGAAAATCTGTAAATATTATCTTTATTAAAAGAAACTGGGGCGTCCAAAATAATGCTGTTTCCTGTCACTGGCCCTTGAGTTGCTCCGAGAGTGTATTCACCATCAACTATTTCAGGCATAGGATAGGTAATATTAGAAGGGCTTGTAATTACCGGCGTCACAGCATTTGTTCTGCCTCGGAAATTTAAAGGAGTTCTAAATTGGTCGTAAATTTGAACCACGTCGCCGGGGCGCAAATAAGCCCCATCCTGTCCAACGTTGAACGTGACACTTTCTGTTTCTTGCTCTTCACTAGCGAGAATCCACTCCCCAAATCTTCGGGCTTGACCGCGGCTGGTGCATCCAATAGCTGTTGTTTCTATTTGTCTAATTCCATACCTTTTTATAGACTCTTCATTTTCCACATACTCTACAGCCGGTTGAAAAAGATTTCTTTTATCAATGTACCTTACTACCGCTACACTATGACGAGCCTTCTTGGAGGAGGAGGAATAATTGAAGTCTCCGTCAACAACGTTTGTGTTATTGAATTGATAAAGAGCTTTCTTGAAACCGTCTTGAACAGCGTATACTAAACCGTTTGCGTAATAGGTAATTCCCCTAAAAGCGGAACAAAGATCATTCAGAACTTTATAAGCTTCTTCGCGGGAGACAATAATGTGATTTAAAGAGAAGCGTGGCTCTAAGCCGCCTTCTCCATCCGGAACTAATACATCACAGTATTGAGCAATTTCATAAAGCGCCCATTTATCTACAAAGTTAGAGTCAACAAAATCCCCTAGGCCATAACGTGGGTTAGTGATTAAATCGTAAAAGGCCCAAGCTGGATTGTCGGTCCAAGTTTTTTCAATTTGAGAACCGGCTCCGTCTACTGGTTCAGCTGAGGTAGCGTCCCAGTTTTCTATCTCCCTAAAACCTCCATCCCAGTAATTATCAGGGGCGGTCCCTACTCGGGCGGCTTCTACTCCGTTGACTGTTATAGTACCAATAAACCCTTCTGTTGTTGAGCCTATCTCTCCATTTATATTTGGGTACTCGCGATTGCTGAAAAAGATATTTCCTTTTCTTACCCAAGTAAAATTGCTTGAGTTTATTGTGACGCTTGATCCGTTGCTGTCGCTTACGTCACTTGTCAGTTTTAAGATGGCGCCGTTTCTAAAATAAACTAATTGCCCTTCCTTAAGGTTAGTGGTGACTATACCATTAATGCTAGGGGCGACTCCTCCTGTGACTTTTATAGCGTCACTTCTTCCATAGGTGCGTTTAATTGGGTCGTAATTGTTTGGGATTTTAACTTTAAGAAGTTTCGTGTCATAAGCTCTTTGCGGGACCCGACTAAAAAATTCGGCGTCAAACTTGGAATAAACCATTGAGCTGTAAGGATACCTCAATTTAGTTCCATAAATTTCTACAATAGAATCCACAAACGAGGTGTTTTTTAAATACGCAGTTAAAGACTCCGGGGTGGTTCTTATAATTTTAATTTTCCATCCTGCAAAACCGGGTTGATCTACGAAGTCCGCATTGAAGTCAATTGTAGTAGACCTAACGTAAACTTTATCTATGTGGCCAAAAACGCTTTCCGTTTTAAAGAAAGTCCATGCGTTTTCTCTAGGGGACTCTCCGTTGACTTCATCTAAGTAGGAGTCAAATACTGGTTGGTAATATATATTGTATCTTATTTCGCGAGCTTTAACGTCTCCGTACCCTACGGGTGGAACAGAGTCTCCTTTTTCGTAGTCCTTCGGGGCGTCCTTGTCTCTTATTACTTCAAAGAGCTGATTGAACCTAATTCGCAATTGAGCTCTAGTGCATTCCTTGTTTAATATAGTGTAAGTTTTAGCTACGGCATCTATACTTGAGTCATTTGCTAATTGCCCTGCGTCAACAGTAGATGTTGGTTGCGTCCCTCCTTGTACCGAGACACCATACAGTCTTTCTCCGATCTGTCTCTCTACGGTAAGATCTAAACTTTCTTGAGCAGGTAAGTTGGTGTTGAGTTTGGCTAGATTACCCTCTGGTGTACCCTTAGTATACTCAAGGTTTATGTTTGTAAAGTTGTAGTAACCATTTTGATCCACAACCGGCGTATTATTCCAATAAACTGACCTTAAAAAACCAAGCGTAGCAGTAGGAGTACTTGATCCTATTCCGGTAGCGTAATAGGGAGCAAATCCCGAATCAAAATATCCAGTATATCCTTTAGCTGCTACAAAATTATAAGTACCCGAAACGAGACCTTCAATTTGTCCTTCGCACAGCATGTCTATGACTTCCGCATCCGAATCGACTACTACTAGCTTGTTGGGAGCGTCGCCCGAGAAAACGCCCTGTTGGTCCGTAATTTGCGGACGCGCTTTTCTTTCTTCTGATCCAAATCCTCCCATTTTAGTTTATTCCTATATTTAAAATTTTCATTATGGAGTAAGAGGGTCCGCGAGCCTGCTGACTCTACCTAACACCTTTCCTTCTATATCACCGACGTTATACCTTAAACCGTAAGAAGAGCTTCCCCAACTATCGTTTTGAGCTACCCCTGCGTCTTCGTCAAAGTGATCTGTTGATGTTTGTATTACTTGACTTCCTACTAAGAGTCTTCCGTAGCCCACAAAGACAGGACCTCCCTCTTTAATAACGTTCAGGGGGCCAGAAAAAGCGTAAGGAGGTCGACCTCCTCCTTCTATCTCTCTGAAGTCATCAAACTCAGGATCAGGAGTTAAAAGATTAGCTACTCCAGCAGCTACAAGTCCGATACCGGCAACCACTGCCATACCGTACATGCTTCCCCATCCTGCGGTAGCTATCATTGGTGCGCCTATCCAAATTAGAGCTACCCCAAGTATCACAGTGAACCAATCCATCCAATCGTCGGAGCCTTCTATAACGGGTATTATATCTATAGTTTTTAGGCGCGAAACTTTTTCAAGGCATAATTGAGATGATTTAAGTCCTTCTCGTGTATTAGGATCTT